AGCGTTTAGAACTCCAGCATCCGACTCAAGGGATGTTAGAACCCGTCGTGGGATGAAAGCAGAAGATGGTAATTACTCAAGCGTTATGTCTAGTACAGGACAAAGAGATTTATTAAAACAAACTGAAAAGAGAAATGCTGCTCGTACAGAAATAAATGATAGGTCACAAGCAATGATTCAAACCGCAATTGAAGCAGTTTCACAAGCAAATGGTAGTAATCAAGAAAAAATCGCTGCTGCTGCTCGTTCTGTTCAGCAAATGATGGCAGCAGCAAGAGCGGCATCTTCACAACCTGCAACAACTATGATTCCTAGTTCAACCACTGGTGGTGGTGCAGGCAGTGCAGGCAGTGGTAGATCTACAGCAGCAAAACTGGGATCTGCAATTAACGCAGTAGGTAGGATTTTCTCATGACATTAAAACAAGAACAAGTAGGTGAAGTTGTTTACAAGGTCTTTGTCTTTAGAGATGGTAAAATAGTTACTAATGATGATGGACAATCTAATATTGCGGAATTTGTCAGAGGTATTGAAATATTAGAAAGCATTACTACTGCATCGATTGAAGCAACTATGGTTATTCAAGATTCTGCTGGTTTCTTAGGTGCAATGACAGGATCTGAATTATTTAAAATTCAATGTATTGCCACGAATATTGATAGAACTTATTATGTCCGTGCATATGCAATGGAGTCAAGATCCAGATCAAAGCAACAACAAGATATGTTTGTCATCAGAGCATGTTCTGATGAGTTTATTAAGAATGAAGTGACAAATGTATTTGGAAATAGTAATACGATTTTTGCAGGGGAAGGTGAGGCATCGGCAATTATTAAACAAATTCTTACAGATAAAAGATATTTGAAGTCTAAGAAGAAATTCTTTAGTGAAACAACTTTAAACAAACAACAATTTATTGCTACAAATTGGAGACCATATGATGCAATTTACTGGGTAGCACAGAGAGCAGTCAGAAAATCTAGAAAGGGTGGCAGCTTACAAAATGGTTTCTGTTTCTGGGAAAATGCATTAGGTTTTCATTTTAAATCTATTGATACGATGATTTCGGATGTCAATAAACAGAAGGACAATGGTCAGTCAAACTACTCTAAAAATGATATTAAACTTTATAAGTATGTTTACTCACCTAAGAGCACTGATGAAGGTGGTTCTGATTCATATAAGATTCAAAGTTTAGTATTTCCAGATGAAAGAAACTTTTTAATGGGTTTAAGACATGGTGAATGGTCTGGTTTTAGTGTTGGATTTGATCCTGTAACAGTTTCCAATTCTGTCATGGGTGGCAGTAAAGATCTTAATGTTGATGCATTTCGATATAGTCTTAAGGATTCTTGGAATAAAATGGAACACCTAGATGGTAAGAAGGCAAAAAATCCTATCAAATCTATGGATACTGGTATTCAGGCAATGATTGATTATCCAAAGAGAGTTCGTTATACGATGCTGCCTGCTCAAAATTTTGATGCTGAAAATAAAGATAATCCACAATCAACTTACTCAGAACTTATAGAACTTCAGTCATATCAATGGATGCGTATTGCATCACTTAAAAATATCAAATTGATCGTCAAAATTCCTGGCAACTTTGATCTATATGCTGGTTCTGGAATTAGTATTACAATTCCTGCTACTTTTAGAGACGGAGATAAAACACCTGTAGATAAAAGATACAGTGGACGCTACCTAATTGCCTCTGTAAAGCACGATATGGTAGATCAAAAACTATCGACAGAACTTTTGTTACTGAGAGACGCAGTTATCTAACACTTGACAGAGTGGGTAATTCAATGTACAATAACACTGTAAGGGTTCAAAGACAACTTTTAGAGCTCTTTCATAAATAAAACTACAAAGCACAATTGTTACATATGGAAAGTATTGAAAAGCATATCGAGAAAGACAGGGAAATTCTGGATAATCCTATGACTTCTCCTAATCAACGCCGTCACATTGAAGGCGAACTTCATGAATTAGAAGAGTATGCTGAGCATCATAAAAAAGAGATTGAAGCAGGAGACCATCACGATCCTAGTTACATAGAACTATTTTGTGATCAAAATCCTTCAGAACCAGAGTGTTTGGTATATGAAGATTGATGATTATATTTTAGGACATTGGTCAAATAAATTTCAAGCACAATCTGCTCCTCACCATTTTTCTACAGTAGAGATAGTATGGGAGAAAGTAGATGGAGGATATCATTCAAAAAATTATTTCAGGTCTGATGGTCCTGACAAACCTTATAGAGAAAGGTATCATAAAACTATTACCGTATCAGACACAGAAGTTCGTTTTGAGAACTATGACTTAGACTGGACAAGATGCGAAAACTGTGATATGATATTTAAGTTCGATGATAATATCTGGCATGGAAAATTGATTGGCGATCTATGCACAGGTGTTAGAGGGCATAAAGTTATATCTGAGATCCACCTCTATGGAGACAAACTACATAGTAAAGATCAAGGATATAACACGGAGGGTGAAATGATGTGGGGTTCAGAATGCCTTTACAAATTCATCCGACAGGGAGAATAACTCAGCGGTAGAGTGGCTCGTTTACACCGAGTTTGTCGGGGGTTCGATCCCCTCTTTTCCCATAGTTGTTATTAACAACTTCAAACTTAAATGAGAATGAATTATGAAACGACTTCGTAATGTTATTGCGGCAGGTCTTATGTTAGGCATGACATGTGGAATGAGTGTAAATGCTGAATCGAATAAAATTAGGAGTTGGAAAACAAATCATTCTATGGGGTGTATGCTGCTCCGTGAATGTAAAGAAGATGTAGAAGAAGTGTTTTCTCTATTGGATATCTCTGGACAGTATCCTAATACCGAAGAATATACCAAACACAGTCCTGAATTCAATTCGATGTTGGTGACATTGAATCAGATCGGTGTCAAAGTATTCCTTGCTGATGAGAAGTATTTCCCTGTAGGACATCGTGGTGTTTATCATACAGTAACTAATAACTTCTATTTGAATAGGGATCATATGGGTGATCCTGGTGTATTGATGATGTTGATGCGTCACGAAGGTTGGCATGCTGCACAAGATTGTATGGCAGGCACCATTGATAATAGTATGATTGCTATTATCAAACCTGAGGATGAAGTTCCTATGCTGTGGAGAGTCCTAGCAGAACGTACTTATCCTAAGTCTGCTGTGCCATGGGAAGCAGAAGCACAATGGGCAGGTCGTACAGATGGTATGACACAAGCAGCACTTGAATCCTGTGCTCGTGGTAGCATGTGGAGTGATTATGAACCCACCCCTAAAACTGGAGAGTGGTTGAGGAGAAATGGTTTTATTCAGTAAGAATGCTTACCAATTGGTGAAGCAAATAACATGGGATGATGTCATCAAAAAGATGGAAAATGAGTTTGAACTTGAAACTTGTGTATCCTATGTTAACTCTACAAGCGCACCAACAATCATCTTACATAATGAAAACCAACCAAAGAGTATATTTGATGCAGTAAAAGAAATCGAGAAAGATTGGGTAACAAATAGTTGCCATGTATATACCTCGTTTGCTAAATCTGCTCTTACCTTTGGAAGACATAACGATAACGTAAATGTTTTAATTGTTGGTGCTATTGGAAAAGTCTCTTATAAATTTGATGATGGTTCTACATATCTCGTAGAACCTGGTGATAGTTTATACATTCCAGCAGGAGAATATCATGATCCAATAGTTCATTCTGCTAGAGCAACGCTGAGTATATCAACTCCATCACTTCCCCCACTTCAAACATAATGAGTAACGCAAGAGACTACCTGTTCAAAGTTCCTTTTAGGCAATACAGTATGCCTAATTGGGAAGCAAATAAGAAAAAAATCTTAGAGACTTTACCAATCAATTCATACACCGATTTTTATGAAAATAAAAAGAACGGTCTTCCTTTTTACATTGATGTTGTAGGAGGTATAATTGATGAGGCAATGTCAGATTTCAAAAACACATATCCACCAGGTGTGATGATCACTTCTATGTGGTATGAGAGATCTAAGAAGGGAGATTACCATGGACCCCATAATCATGGTGCAACAGGATTCTCTGCTATACTGTATGTTCAATACAATGGTGCAGATCATGAACCAACTAAGTTTCATTCACCATTTTTAGATGCTGCAACAGGTGAAAACATGAAGTATCAACCTGTTGTTAGAGAGGGAGATCTATTAGTATTCCCCTCTTATATTTTACATGAGGCACCTATTAATAATAGCGATACTGATAGAACTATCGTGTCATTTAATATTATGGGTGAAGACGTGGCAAAGGCATGGAAAGCAGGATTCCTCAATGCTAAAAAATAGAGAAATATTTAAAATTCCATATTCGCATTATAGTATCGATAACTGGGAAGAAAAGAAATCTAAAATTCTAGACCAGTTAGATGATAAGTTTACTGATTATGGTGACTATGAACTACCACCATATGAAAGTATAGTAAGACAAAATATTTCTAATGAACTGATAGATTTTAGTTCATATCTAGATTTTCCTCTATCTATTATGTGTATGTGGTATGAGAGATCTAAACGATCACATCGTCATCCTGTTCATAATCATGGAGGAGCAGGATTTTCTGCAGTGATGTATGTTGAATTTAATCCTGAAGTTCATGAATCTACAGTGCTCTATAGTCCATATGGAAATCCTTTTACTGGTGCTTTGATGTCATATAGACCTGATGTAAAGGAAGGTGATATTATATTTTTCCCATCATCATTCCTACATGAAGCACGACCTAATGAATCTGATGAGGTCAGAACTATCATCTCATTCAATATGTTTGATACTCAATTGTTATTTGCTAAAAAACATGAATTGTTTGGTGATGCAGCAGATGAAGCAGTAAAGAGAATTGCTGAGAGAGCATACGATCATACCCCAAACTACGATAAATAAAGAAAAACTCAAAACGAAATGAGCACCATTGACGGCATTATTAATGAACCTACCGTAAATTTCGTCGGTAAAGATGGATTTTTCTGGTGGGTTGGTGAGGTTGAAAGTAATAAAGACCCGATGACTCTAGGACGAGTTAAAGTCCGAGTTTTAGGGTATTATACTAATGTGAGAGGAGAAACTACCTCTAATCTGCCTACGGATGATCTTCCTTGGGCGACTGTGTTACAACACACATGTCAACCAGGTAATGATAACCAAGGTGAAAGTTCTGGACAGTTGCAACCAGGTGCAATTGTTATGGGATTCTTTATGGATGGTGAGAATGCTCAGATGCCAATTGTTATTGGTGTTCTGCGTGTTAAGAAATCTTCTGAGACTAGAGATGAGAAGACTTTTGCTTTTACTGGTGAAGCAATGGAACCTGGTGTTGCACCTAATCCTGCAACTACACACCCTATGAATCCTAATGCCACCATGGCAACTACAAAGGAAACAGGGTATAGAAGACCATCAGATGATAATACTGTTGCGTTACCTAACAATCCCAAATCGGATGTTGGTGGTAAATCATCTCCTAACAATGTCTCAACTAAACTAGCTGGTAGTTCGGGCAATCCTGGAAAACCTAGACAACCAAAGGACCCAATTCCTGCTGCAAATGGTGTTGGTGGTCCTTGGAAAACATTGGAA